GGTGGCAGGTGTTTGGACAGACGTTGAACCTGTTGCACCTAACCTTGATATGCCAATAGGATTTTGTATTAACTCCTCCTCAAATAATGGTACAATAGCAATAAGGGTGGCATCGGGTTATAAATTAAGTGAGCTTCATGATTTGGCTATTTCTTCCCCCGTTTCAAATGCTTCTTTATATTATTCTGGTGGATTATGGAGAGATACAACGCCAACACTTTTATTAAGTGATACGGCTGCGATGTTAGCCAACTATGCAACTAAAGCATACGCAGATACAACTGGTCGATTATATGCAAGACAGGATTATACCACAGGCGTAACAACGTCAACTTTAACTTGGACACAAACAGACACTTTAATTCCTGGGGGAGTTACCTTTATTCAAGTGTATCGCAACGGACAAATCTTATTACCTTCTCAATACACCGTACCAACGTCAACAAGCGTGGTTATTTCAGCTTCATCATTCAAAGTTAACGATAATTACACGGTAATATTTCCCCGTGGTGGCGGTGCTGGTAGTGGTGGTTCGGGTTCACTAACCTCTATTTCTGGGGGAACAGGGATAACGGTAAGTCCAAATCCAATTACAACCACGGGCACGGTATCGGCTGATTTATCTGTATTAATGGAATTAACCGATACAAGTTTATTAAACCTTACTACAAGGTTTGCATCAAAATTAAATGCAACCGACACGGCTTCATTATCAAATAGAATAGATACAAAAGGAACGGGCACGGTTACAAGTGTAGGTTCAGGCTTCGGCTTGCTTGGAGGAACAATAACAACGACGGGAACTTTGCGTTTAGATACGTCAACCATTTACGCAAGGTTGCAAGATTCAATCGATGTTGCCATTGGTGGCGATACCATAAAGATTTTAAAACAGGAATATCAACCAGCTTTATCAAGTGTTTTGACATGGACAATTACGCCTAAATTTCCCATTCAATTAAAGGCATATATTTTAGTGTTTAGAAATGGTCAACTATTAAATAATGACCAATATAATTTGACTGACACAAATAAGATTACCATTGTTTCGACATCTTTTAAAGTAGGCGCTAATTACACCGTCGCAACGGTTAGCGGCATTGGTTCGGTTGGTTCGGCTCAAGCTGGAAATCCTGTCTACCCTGAGGCTGGTATTGCCTTGTCAACGGGTTCAACGTGGGCTTCATCCATTCCTAATAATTCGGCTAATTGGAACACGTCTTACAATGACAAAGTAAATAGTTTGGCGGTAACGGGAACAACAACCAAAACCATTACTTTGACTCAGCAAGATGGAGGCACGGTTTCGGGTAATTTTGCGGATAACGGCTCGGTAACAAGTGTTGATATGACCGTACCAACAGGTTTAGCTATTTCGGGACAACCGATAACAACATCAGGAACATTGGCGTTAAGCTATGCCTCAGGTTATGCCATACCAACAGACATAAAACAAAACGAATGGAATACGGCGTATAATGACAAGATAAACAATGCAGTTTTCACGGGAACAGATACAAAGACATTAACCTTAACGCAACTTGACGGTGGTACATTAATACCAACATTTACCGATTTACAAGGGGTGACAGGTGTCACGGCGGGAACAGGGTTAACGGGTGGAACTATAACTACAACGGGCACAATCGCAGCTGATACCACATTTTTATTTACACAGTCAGATACATTAAACCTTAATCTAACTTCCAGATTTGCGGCAAAGCAAAACACATTGAACGGCACAGGCTTTGTTAAGGCATCGGGAACAAATATAACGTATGACAATTCAAGTTACCTTCGCACGGGCTTAGCTGATTCAACTTATTTAAAATTGACAGGGGGAACATTAACAGGTAATTTAAGGTTATCAAGTTCTAATGCCACTCAATTAAACATTGATGCAAATGATAATAATTTAGAAAGTAGAATTACATTTTCAACCGTTGGAAGTGCAAGAAGTAAAATATATACTACATCAAGTGTTTCATCTATGACATTTGAAAGTATTGCTCAAGCATCTGCTAAACGCGGTTATAGATTTATTTCAAGTACAGAAGAAACGCAATATTTAGGATTAGTTCAAGACCCTCAAGGTAATGTTGGCATTAAATCTGATGCAACTGGTAATGATATACATCCAAATACATTGTATGTTAACGGCACACTCGGTGTCACAGGCGCAATTACCGAAGGCGGCAACAATGTTTTAACCAACCTTGACACAGCATCGTTATCAAGTCGCATTGATGCAAAGTTAAGTACAAGCGACACGGCTTCACTTTCAAATAGAATAAATTTAAAATACAATAGTTCTGGTGGCACAATTTCGGGAGCGGTCACTCTTTCTACAACCTCGGCAACACCTACAAGTTTACTTGGCAAAGATGGAAGCAATGTGGTTGGCTCGGTTACAACGGTGGCACAAACGGGGCTTTTTGGTAGAGGCTCAGTAACAAACGCAGTAACTGATGCAAATGGAAATATTACGGTTGCGCATGGGTTTAACTTTACGCCTATTATGGCTTTTGCAAATTTACCAGCGTCAACAACTAATATTGTAAATGTCAAAGAGGTTGACGGAACAAATATTACTTTTATTGTAAGAGATGGAGCAACAAACAACGTATTAAATGCGCAAACGGTAACTAAAATTGAATTTTTCGCAATAAAATAAAAAACATGAAACAACTCCTTTCCCTTTTCCTCTTCCTTTTGCCTTGCCTTGCATGGGCACAGTACCCGAGCAACGGCAATCAAAAGATAACGCTGGGAGAACAGACGACTGCCGATGGGCTTATTTATCGGGGCGTAATTGGTGATACTGCTTTAATTACACCATTGAGCGATACAAGCGCGTATATTATTCTTGATACGGTAAATCATAGGTTTTACAATTACAATCGTGCTACAAATGTTTGGAGCGTTGCAGGAGGTGGTACTGCGGTAACAACCTTTAGCGCTGGAACAACGGGTTTAACACCATCCACGGCAACAAGTGGCGCGGTGACATTAGGAGGCACATTGGCGGTAGCAAATGGGGGAACAGGTGCAGATATGTCAAGTTTACCAAATAATTATTTAGTAAGAAAAAATTCATCTGGTGTTTTTGATACTGCTGCAATATATGAAGCTGGTGGCAACGTCGGTATTGGAACTGCGAGTCCAAGATATAAACTTGATATTAATACTGGAAGTGATACTGTAAGAATAAATGGAACAACAGGAGATAGATTATTACTATTTAGTAGTGGTAATAATTCTGGAATTAATGGTTTAAATTTTAGTTCAGATATTTATCCAGGACTTACATTTGATTCAAGATTAACTACACTTGGTGCAGTAATAAGTAAGGGTAGATTAATGATTAATTCTATTGCAGGTGGGTACGGTTCAGGGTCACTTGCTGGTGCAACTACTTTACAAAGCGATAATACTTTACAATTTAGTACTGGTGGTTTTGATATTAGACTTACCATATCATCAAATGGTGAAGTTACTATTAATAATTTAGCTGGAATAAATGATGTAGGAGCAGACGCAAATGGTAAATTGCAAGCCGCAACTTCGGATATGAATTTAAAAAATACAATAGAAAATAGTCCTTTTGGATTAAATGAAATTTTACTTTTAAATCCTGTTACATTTTTATATAATGATACAGACAGAAAAATTGATAGTGATGTAAAAGAAGTTGGTTTTATTGCTCAAGATGTTTTTGACATTATTCCTAATGCGGTATCATCAACAGGAACGGGCGATTTACAACTTGATTACAGAGCGATTACTGCTACATTAACCAAAGCCATCCAAGAGCAACAAGCGCTCATCAAAGCCCTTGAACAAAGAATTATTAACCTCGAAAATAAATAAAATGAGATACCTATTTTTATTCCTTCCCTTGTTTTCCTTTGCCCAAGACGTTGTCAAAGACACGGTGTACATCCAAAAGCAAGGCAACATCTATTACATTATTCAGCAAACAACTTTGTCGGATAGTACTGTCACAGGCTCAAAGCAAATATTGGGAGATAGTGCAACTGCCATTCAAAGCCTTGTTACCGATGCAGAAAGGCAAAGTAACACTATTGCTATTCATGCAAAGCCTATTATCACAAAGGCTAAAGCCGTACAAAGAATTAATTACTACAATGACTTGCACGTTCAAATTAGTGGTAAGCCTGTCTATTTTACAACGGCTCAAAGAGACACGGCAAAGTTTGTCGGTGACTGGAAGTTAAATTTTAAGGGTGAAATTATTGATGGAGTTATTGAGTTGAACAACAACAAGCGTTTAATCTTCAACCCAGACAATGGCAAGGTGTATTCCATTTCAACCAATCTACTTTTATCTACATTTACCAATCAAGTTTCCTTTGCCTTTAACGGTGTAAGGTACGATTGTTACAAATACGCTGATGGCAAGTTTGCAACGGTAGATGGAGATGTGAGGTTAATAAAACTTGAATAATGAAAGCAGTTATTTACAACATTTTTAAACTTGGTTACGATGGCATTGCCTATTCCATTTGTTGCGGAGTGCTATTCTCGTTTTTCCTACCCATCAAACATTTTTTGATTTTTACAATCTTTGTTGTTTTTGCAGACACGGTCACGGGAATCCTTGCGGCAAAGAAAAGGGGAGAGCCGATAACGAGCAAAGGGCTTTATCGCACATCGCAAAAGGTGGTGACCTATTTCTGCGGTATAATGATTTTTCACGGGGCAAGTGTTACTTTTGGACTGCCATCGCAAATAACCTATTCTGTCAGCTTCATCATTGCAGCCACGGAATTGTTTAGTATTTCGGAAAATATAAAGTCAATAACTGGAACAAATATTGGTACAATTATTCTTAGATTTTTCAGACGTTAAAACAATGGAGAAAATAATAACGCATTCAATGATTTTAGAAACTTTAAAAAAACATAATATGCAGACTAATTTAAAAGATGCCCTTAAAAATGCAGATGGAATAAAGTCACCAATGGGCGACGTGGCTTGTTACTCAATGAACTTTGCTGAGTTAGCCTCTGAGATAAACGTTCATCTTGAAGGCAATAAGGTAAAATTTACTTGGCGCGAATACATCCAACTGGCTCAAATCATTTGGGATAAGATAAAGGAAACAAGCCGCGAATGTGCTGGGAAGGAGATTTCGGTTAGTTTACCGCCCAAATTTTCTTTGATTTCCGCAGCTTTTTCGCTCATCGGATTTAAATTATAGGCGCAGAGAAGTCGCTACCTTATGCGTTTACAGGGCGGTGCATTGATTTGCGTCGCCCTTAAAAATATATAAATATGAAAGCAAGTAAATTTTGTGTATTCCTTGATGCTGGTCACGGCGGCATCGATGCAAAGAAAAAGTTACCTTTTAATTATACGACCTACCCCTCAAAGTGCTTCCAGCATAACAACTCAATGTTTCATGGCTACGGTTGGTTCTTTGAAGGCGTGTTTAACAGGGAAGTTGCGGCAAAGATTGAGCAGTATTTAAAGGACTGGGGAATGTCGGTTATCAATGTTTACGACCCTGTTATTGATATTAGCCTAACTAAGCGCGTAGCAAAGGCAAACATGAACGCCCAGAACTATGAGGCTTCGTTGTTCCTAAGTATCCACGGCAACGCGGCAACACCAACGGCAAGGGGCTTTGAAGTGTTCACATCAATCGGGCAAACAAAGGCTGATATTTACGCCACCTTCCTTTTTAATGAGGTCAAGGAGGCTTTCCCAAAATGGGTTTATAGAATGGATACGATTGACAATGACCCAGACAAGGAAGCTAATTTCTTTGTACTGAGCCAAACAAGTATGCCAGCCGTGTTATCGGAAAACGGATTCTTTACAAATTACAAAGATGCCGTCATGATGTTCGACCCAGCGTTTCAAGACACATTGGCGCTTTGTCATGCACGTGCGGTGGTTGATTACGCAAAGACGCAAGGGGTTACCTTTTAAAATGGAAAGGGTTGACGCAACTGCCAACCCTCTAATTCACCACTCCTAAACTAATTAACATAAAACAAACGTAATCAATTTCTTAGTTTATAATTTGATTTATAATTTTCAAGGATAAATTTGTGACGGTGTCACCGTCCGTGCTTTTATACAACCGATATGCTATTGTAAGCATTCGACCTTTGTCCATTGACTCAATAGGCGGCTTCCCGTTTGGAAGTAATGGCTCAAGATAAAATTTTAATAATGCAATTTTACTATTTAAACCGTCTGAAAATCTAATCGGCTTCGGGTAAGTTTTAGCAATCCTTTCAATTTCCTTCCAAGTGCTGATTTCGATGCCGTCGATTAATTCGTTATTTCTTTTCATGTTTTTGGTAATTTTTAGCCTGTAAAGCAAGAGTAAAACAATCGATTTCGTCCTGACTTATTTTGGCGGTTTTAAAATTTGGTTCAAATTTGTAACCTTCGCTTTGGAAGATTTTCATAAATATTTCCTTTCCCCACTTTTTGCCCTTTTGCTCTGGGCTAATGTTGTAACCCTCGTACCCATTTTCCTTAATCCATTCATAAGCTATTCTTGATGCTCCTTGATTCATGCCCACGTTTCTGGACATACGGGAAAGGATAGCGCGGTTAATGGAAGAGTTGAAAGTTACATTTTGAAGGCTGGAATCTTCAACCAGTACAACAGGGTTTTCGTATTGTACCCACTTTGGAACGTCGAGGATAAAATCCACGAACCTTTTGTATTTCGTGAATTTTACCTCTTTGCCTTGAATTATACAAGCCGCCATTCCGTTTATTCTTATTGCTGGGTCAACCCCGATGTATGTCCTCAAAGTGTTATCGTTTGAAACGAAGTTACGTAACCCTTACTTTCTTTTGGTGCATCTTCCGTGACTTTTTTTACAACGACCCTTCTTTTGCGTCTTTTGATTACTTTTGGCTCAACCAAACCGTATGCCTCAACCCCTTTGTTAACAAAGTTTATTTCCAAAAGGTAGCCAAAACAGACGATTGTTCCAACAAAAAAGAACATGGTAATAAATTCCGCTCCAGAATACTTTTCCATTAACCCGAAGAAAATTTCAATTAAGGCTATTATCGTCGCTCCTAATGCTATTTTAGGTGGGAAAGGGCTTCTTCCCTTAGTAGGGTTTAGAAAGTCCATGAAAACGACTGCAAATCGTCCAAGTTGTAAAATGGTTGAGGCAATAATTGCAATCCAGAAATTAATCGGTAAAAAGATGGCGGTCAAATAAGCATTGATGCCGTAGGTAAGGACGATTGTCAAAAGCATGATTGTCGGAATATTATCCGAAATGCTTTCAAATGTCCATTTAAACTGGGTGTTGGTGAAATTCTTTTCCATTTGTTTTGTTTTTTAAGTGGTGAAAAAAAGTAGGGCAGCTGGGGGACTGCCCTGTGAAAATTAATTAACTATTTCTTGTATAAAATTCAAACCATTTCTGTCTAATTTCATCAGTAATATTTGGTTGTTGGTGTTTATGAGTTAACTCATATTTAAATTCAAAATTATTACCACAAATAAACCAGTAATGAATTGTATTGCCTTTTTTAAATTTGCTAATAGTTGTGTAAAA